ATCTGATCGTTGAGCGTATTGACAGCCCTACTGATCTCAGTTACAGGATATACACGTTGGTTTGCGTTCCTCACACCACCTTGAATGCAGATACCTTTTAGATACAGGTCCTTACCACCTGTATCATTTTCAGTAGTCTCCACGACCATCTTTGCTTGGTCGAATGATAGTGTTTCAGTTAAGTTTAACATCTAACGTCCTCAATTAGCTACCGATTACAGAATCTGTATCAGCACCCTTTTCCGACTTTTCAGCCGCTTTAGCGTTTGACATTGACTTTGATGCTTTACCGCCCGGTACGTTTACGTTACCAGCATTATCTTCTTTTGCTGACATCGCTGAACCGCTTGTTGAGCCTTCTCCGCCTGCTACGATGTTGCTTGCTGTTCCACCCATATCATTTTTACCTGCTACTGGTGATTTAGCTTTGTTATCTTCGCCTTTTGGCTGCATAACTTTTTCAACATATTCGCGCATTTGCTCACCTTCTGATTTTTTACCTTCAAAAGCTGGCATTTCGTCTGCTACGCTAAGTTCAGAAGCATCAAATGCTTCTTCTTCTGCTTCTTCATCATCTCCATCCATGTCCATGTCAGCGGCATCGTCGTCGCCTTCATCGTCATCTTTGTCAGCCATCATTTTTTCAAATTCAGCTTTTAGATCATCAAGAGCATCTTCTAGGTCAACTACACGGTCTTCCATGTCGTCGTCACCCATTTCTTCGCCATCATCATCAGCGTCCATGTCGCCCATCATATCGTCTGTTGGGTCCATTTCTGCTTCTGGAGCAAATTCTGGAGTCATTTCTTCGACTTCCTCATCTGAAGCTTCTTCGACTTCTTCGTCGCTTGCTTCATCAACTTCTTCATCAGTAGCTTCGTCAACTTCTTCATCTGTTGCTTCATCTACTTCTTCGTCAGTAGCTTCATCTACTTCTTCTTCTGTACCTTCTTCTACGTCCTCGTCAGTAGCTTCGTCTACTTCAAGATCCTTTGCTTCGTCTTCTAGCATTTTTTCGTAGATAGAACGTGATTTTTCGATTACAAATTCGTGGAATAATGAATCGGCGCCTGCGCGATCATTATTGACTAGTTTTTCGAGCATTTGCTCGAGTTTGCTTTGGTCTGCCATTATTTTCTCCTATAATTGTTTTATTGGTAAGGCTGTCTAGTAGTATTTACATTTTGCGTAAAAAACTACGGTAAAACGGTGTCAAAACGAGTCATTTTGACTGCAAACCGTTTAAAAATCGTAATATCTTTTAAATTCAGTGACAGTCATGTGTGAAAGATTGCTATGTTTTTGTAGGTGTTTAGGTATAAAGTCATCGTCGTCTGCTACAACACGTACATACTGTGTATGTCCGTGTCCCGTTAATGTTGACGCTGTTTGACGTTCCCAGTTACCAAAATACGTAGCGGCTTCGCCTGTCTTTTTATAATTTGGTGTGCCTGAATAGAGGTTGTTTACTCTAGTTCTATTACCACTGTCGTCTTTGAGTCCATGATAATCAAAACCAAGAATATAAATTGTATCGTGTTTGTGAGTGCTTGCTAACCATAATGCTGTTGGACCACTGCTCCATCCTTTGCTAGGAGAGAAATAATTAAATCCTTCAAACCCTCTATACTGTTTGTTAGGATTAGTCCAAACTTCGTTTGTCATTTGGTATCGTGTTTTGTTTACTTCTAGTATCATTTTTACATCAACACATACTAGATAGTCAGGAGCAAATTCTCTGTAGAGAGCATTACACCCGTAGATTTTTCCGAATTTTTGTAAGTGAGGTAAGTCTAAACCTTTACGGCTATGTCCGTTGCCGACTACAAAAGCTACTGTCATTTATAACCTCATACTTCAGGTTGTGCTTGTATTCCGTACATTTGTCTAATAAACACTAGTTCTTTTTCTTTTTCTTCAGTGTGTAGTTCTGCCATTGTACGTGCTTTATTAATTTGACGTAGAGTTAAACGTGTTTTACGTGTGTCATCACGATTTACAATGCTTTCGTCGCTGGTAGCATCGTAAGTTTTATCCTCTACTGGCTCTACAGTGTTTTTATCAAAATAGAAAAATTCTCTTAGTATCATATTATTATTTATTCCGTTGGCGCTGGTTGAGCGTCTGCTCCTGCTGTTGCGTCAGTAGTACCTGTTTCGGATGATGGTTCAACTGTAGGATCTGCTGTATCATCTAATTCATCAACACCTGCGTCTAGATCTGCTTCCATTCCTGCTCCGCTTACTCCTGCGCCACGCATTTCAGCACTTGCGTCTGTTGGTGGAAGATTTAGATTTTCATCATTTTCTTCTCTCCACATACGTTCATTCTCTGCTACTTCAGCATCTGTTAATCCTAAGAAACGCTTCATAGCATATCTGTTGCTAACAAAAGGAATAGCTTGGATTTGAGCAAAAGTACCAATACGCTGATTGTCTAGTTCGCTTTGTCTGTAACTAGCAAAGTTTTGTGGTGGTTGGAATGTAATGTCAAACATTGAAATGTCAATGTTAACACCTTTTTCTAGTAGATACTTTTTAAATTCTTGATTGAATACTTCTACTACTAGATTTTGTAAACGTTCGCAGTATTTGTTAAAACGCAATTCTTGAATATAAGCAGTTCCTACTCTGCCATCGTTGAACTGTGTTTGTCCTTCATCCTGTGCCGCACTTGGCAGATATGAACTTGGAATACGTAAACCTCTAACCAACTTGTTAGTAAAGTATTTCAAATCATCAATTTCACCAAGGTTAGTACCACCTGGTAGTGTTTCAACTTTTGATCCTCTACCTTCAGCAGTTTGCGGGAAGAAGTAATCTTCGTTTGTTGACAAGGGGTTGTAAGCACTATCGATTACACTAGTGCCTCCACCAGTTTTGCTAGGAATACGTCTCTGATGGATTTCTGTTTTCACACGTTCTACGAACTGCATGGCCAAGTGACTTGGCATGTTACCTACATCAACATAGAAAACTCTTCTTTCAGGCGCTCTCTGTGTTCTGTAAATGATGATAGCATCTTCTAATAACTCTTTTTGTTTGTATACTTTAAAGATACTTTCTAGTAGTGAATTACCGAACGGAGCGTTGTTGTCTAGCCCTTCAGACAAACTCAAGTGGATCATGTGTTCTGCTTTCACAGCATGTTCTTTGGTTTTGTCATGTCCGCCAAAGCGCGAGCCAGACTGTTGTTGACTGTTACCAACCATACCCCTTACGCCACCTGTGAGATAACCATCACCTCCTCCAGTCACGTTGCCATTGGTAGTATAAGGGGTAGTTGCTACTTTATCAACAAAGTTAAAATTAATATTCTTTACAATATACTGTTCAGGGCGTTTGCCTTCTGATTCATTAACAATGATACTAGAAATGTTAGCAGGGTCTACATAGTACCATACTTTTGTTTCTGGATCACGCATAAAGAAAGCATCACCGTATTTGAATACATTTCTAATAATACGGAACATGCGTGTGCTAAAGTCATTTAGTTTAGTCCACTGCTGTAGATACTGTTCAATAATTTTGATTTCAGTATTTGTAGCATTTTCTTTAAAATCAGTTGTAAACGCTGTTTTGTTAATTGGATTCTGTTGTGTACAAAATTCTGCTAGGATATCTAGTGCGGCATTTACCTCACTGTCCATATCCATTACATTATATTGTCCATATCGTTCAACACGATTTGGTGCGCCTGTGTACACATCAGGCAAAAAACTGCTGTAGTTTGATCTAGCAGGACCTGGTTGGTTACCTGTCATAGACAAAGGACTGCTAGAAGAAGCAGTGTCAACAGGTGTAAAGTATCTCTTCCAACTCATATTTTAATCCTACTGTAGGCTCGGAGCCATTCCTCTTATGCCGCCAAGCTGTCTTTTGTTTAGTTGTTTTATTTCAGCAAGTAGCATTGTAGCTTGGCTCATAGTACTATTTAACTGATTCATGCCTTCAATAATACCTTTTTGGCCAGCTTGTGTACTGTTATATGTTGATGCTTCTTTGGGATTAAGAACTCTTTCACCAGCATGGATTTGAGCAATAGTGTTTCTTGGTTCTGTTGTTTTCCCTACTGCTGCAAGAGTTCCAATCTTTCTTTGATATCCTTCAGGTAAAGTAAGATCTTCTAAATTACCTCCGGCAGCTAAGTAATCATCAACTTTTTTATCTAGTGCGGGTTTGGCATTTCTTTTTATATGGCCGCTTCTGTTAATATTTCTCTCATAGATAGGTATTTGCTTTTCTATTGCTGCAACAGCGTCTGCTAATCTTTCATCTTGAGTTTTAGCGGCATCGTCATCAACTAATATATCTCCTAAAACACTAGACTCGTTTATCATTTTTAGAAGATTTCTAAAACTGTCATCTAAAGTTTTAGCTAACTGAGGATTATTAATAAGATTTTCAAAACCGGTGACTAGTGTGTTTTTAATTTCATCAAACAACCCACCTTGACGTTCTTGTACATCTGGTCCTACTGATTTCATTTCACCAAACATAAGATCCATAAATCCGTTTTTGATTGACTCGAACATACCATCAAATGCTGAAAGAGGATCATGACCTGTAAGTTTATTGATAAAATCATTTACACTATTATTAAAGGTGTTAATATCTTCTGCTGTAATGCTTTCTAAGAAATTTTGTATTCTATCTCCTACACCGCCTGGTTCAAAAAGTTTTAGTAAGATTTTTGTTTTCAAATCATCAATTACCGAGGCAAAATTACCAAGGACCGCTGCTAACAATTCACGTTTTCTTTGTTCTTCCTCTGCCGCGGCTGGATCAAATGCTTTTGCCATAAATTCTTGGAACTGGAACATGCTATCAAACAGTGCGCTAAATCCTGCGTCTCTATCACTTAAGAAAGTAATTCCTTCAGGTCCCATTTGATCTCTAAACTTTTCTAGATCAGGTCCTAGTGCTTTCAACCCAGAAATAAGTTCTTCCTGACTGAGCTTTCCTGTGGCTGCCGCTTCTGCTAAATCTCCAAACCCTGGCACAAGTGCTTTTAATTTTTCACCTAGAGCAGTCTGTGGCAAACCGTCTGCTAGATCCTTAAAGGCATTACTAAATCCTGGCAACTCACTATTCACAAACGCCATATTAGCTTGGAATTGTTTTCTGCCATTACTATCTAGTTTGGCTAACATAGCATTAACATTAGCTTCTGCCGCTTGCTGACGCATTGTTTCTTGAGCTTCTTTTCTACTTTGTCCTGTAAGTTTAGCTAATTTGTCTAGTTCTATTGCGTAACTAGCAGTACCTTCTCTAAGTGCTTGCTCGTCTCTAATACGCTGTCCTGTTACTCTTGCTTCCAAGGCAGTAAACGCAACTAAACCTTCATTTAGTTCTTCTACAGTAAAGCCCATTGCTTGAAGGTTTGCTCCAAGATTTCCTCTTCTTAAATCTCTAGAAATTCTACCAAATGCTTCAGCACCCTGAGTAACTGTTCCTCCAAAGAACAGCATACTTTCTGTATTACTTCCTATAACTTCTTTGAACGCACTAAAGGACATTCCTGCTTCAAGTGCTTGCTTCCGCATTTCTATCAAGCTGTTTCCAAAGCTGGCTCCAACTTGACTTAGATCTCTAAAGTCGTCGTTGAGCCCTTCAAAATAGCCTACAATACCTGTTAGTACTCCGCCTGCTATAGTAATATGTTTTGTAAAATCTGATAGATTATTGCCGCCTACTAAAAGTTCTTTGG